GCCCGCCTAATCCGGTGCGGACTGGTCCGATGCGCGGTGGTGACGAACCGCCGGGTGATGACGCCTCGCTTGCGGCGCACGAACAGTTCTACTACCGCAACGGTCGTCGTCGGGCCTAGCCGTTCGCGCCCCGCTGTAAGGGCGGGTGCAGCTTGAATACGTTTATCAGTCCAAGTTGGGTTACTACCGACGTCGCCGTCAATTTCAAGAACAATCTCAAGTTAATCGGGCAGTTCGACCGCTCGTGGGACCGCACGTGGGAGAACGATCCCGGCGGCGCAAAAATCGGCTACACGGTGCAGGCGCGCATTCAACAGCGCTTCGTCGTGACCGAAGGCCAGGCGCTCGTGCAGCAGGCGATTTTCAATCAGACCGTCCCGATCACGGTCAACCATCAGTTCCAGGTCGGCATGGGGTGGTCGAGCGCCGATGACCGCCTGCTCGTCGAAGAAGTGCAGGAGCGGTATACGAAGCCCGCGGGTGCCGCGCAGGCGAACAAGTGGGACGTGGTCGCGGGCGCGGAAGTCTACAAGTCGGTCTACTACTCCGCAGGCTCACCGGGCACGCCGATCTCGGCGGAAGGCACGTATACCGATGCGGTCGCGAAGCTGCGCAACGTTGGCGTCCCCGACGAATTCTGCGCGGTGCTCGACCCGAAATCGCAGAGCGCGATTCTGAAAACCGCGTTCACGCAGTTCAATCCCCAGAATCAGATCACCACCTATTGGAAGACCGGCCAGTTCTCCGGCGCGGCGATGGGCATCGATGAGTGGTATTGGGATCCGAACGTCCCGACGCACACGACCGGCACGTTCACGGCGAGCACGCCGCTGGTGAACAGCGCAGGCCAGACCGGATCGACGGTCACGACCAGCGGTTGGGGCACCTACGCCTTGAAGGCCGGCGACGTGTTCACGATTGCCGGCGTGAACGCGGTGAACCCGGTGTCCTACATCGACACGGGCGACCTGCAGCAGTTCGTGCTCGTCGCGGATGTCTCGGGCACCAGCACCGCGACGCTGACGATCAGCCCGCCGATCATCACCAGCGGCGCGCTGCAGACCGTGACCGCCTCGCCCGCGAACAACGCCAGCATCCTGTTCGTCGGCGCCACGGGCGCCGTCGCCGGCACGATGGCGACGCAGAGCAGCAAGCAGTCGCTGCTCTTCAACCCCGCCGCCTTCGCATTCGTGATGGTCGATCTGCCGTCGAAGCTGCCAGGGGCGAACGCCGCACGGAAGAACGATAAGGAAACCGGCGTGAGCCTGCGGTGGGTGGAGCAGTACAACATCCAGACCGATCAGCAACCGTCACGCATCGACTCGATCGGGGGCGTGGCGTCGGTGTTGCCTTATTTCGCGCTTCGTCTTTGGAGTTAGCTCCTGAGTGATACGAGGGATTCAATCATGGCACTCACACAAACCACTCTCACGTCAGCCATCACGGCGTCGGTGACGACGTTCGGCGTCACCAGCACCAGCACCGGCTTTCCGACCGTCGGCACCCAGAACGCGCAGCCGCCGCAAGCCATCCAGATCGACGGCGAGTTGATGTTTCTCACCGGCGTGCCGGCGACGAACACGATCACCGTGCGCTGCCGTGGCAGCGAAGGCACGGTGGCCGCCGCGCACGATGTCCTCGCGCCGGTCATCACCTCGAGCAACCCGAACGACTTCGGCCAGATTGCGCCGGGGCAGTTGGTGTTGATCGACCCGGCGATCGATAACCCGGTGACGCTGGGCGCGGATGGCGCGATTCCGCAGCCGCTGGGGCCGGTCGTCTACAACATCAACAAAGGCTCCGCGGCGGCGCTGACGCTGGCCGCGCCCTCACTGTCGCTGAACGGCACGCGGGTGGTGATCACCTCACAGACGGCGTTCGCGCATGTCGTGACGGCGACGACGCTGATCGCCGATGCCGTGACGGGGTCGCCGCATACCACCGCGACGTTCGCGGCGTTCAAGGGCGCCACGATCACGCTCATCGCCGAGAACGGCCTGTGGAACGTGGTCAGTGCGACGGGTGTGGTCGTCACGTAGTTGAGAGAACTCAACGAGCGCCTGCGCTAATTGAGGCAGGCGCTCAAAGGTAAAACACCGTGCCAATTTTACATTCGCCAGAAAGTGCGTTCGCGAAAGAGCGCCGCAAGTGGGAGGCGCACCCCTCCGAGCTCGGACCCGGTGAGCGTCCGTGGGTCTTTCGTGAATACCCGATGATGCTGTATCGCGCGCTGTCGCCGAGCACGACCGCGCCGATGGAGTCGCAGATCGCCGACGACGAGCTCCAGGCCGACGCCCTCCGCGGGCGCGGCTTCCGGCCGACGCCGATCGAGGCGATCGACGCGCACGAAATGCAGGCGCTCGAATTCGCGAAGCTGGCGGCCGAACGCGAGCACGAGATCAAGTACAAGCTGAGCGAGAAAGCGGCCGCGGAAGTGCGCGCCGCCGAAGCCGACTATTCCGGCCACATGCCGTCCGTGCCGGTGACGCCGATCCCGCCGAAAAGCGGCCTGGCGTCATGGGCGCAACCGAAACCGAAGGAGAAGTAATGGCTGCACCGAATGGCTATCCGTCCTGGGTGTATTCGCGCACCGAACCCGCAGTGATCGTCCGCAGCCTCGAGGCCTTCAGCTCCTTGACCGGCACCTGGGGCACGACGCCGTCGCCCCAGAATCCGCCGCAGCGGCCGGACATCGACCTGCCGGGGACGCCGCTCGCGGCGCTCTTGGCGATCCTGGCGCTCTTGACGCAGCGCTTGCCGGAACCGCCGGCGGCGCTCCTGGCGACGGTGCCGAGTGAGCCGGACGCGGAGAAGGAACACGCGGAGAAAGAGCACGGCCATCGCAAGCACGCGGAGGTCGAGGAGCCCGCGGAGCCGAAGACCCGCAACCATCGCGGGAGGGAGTGAGCCATGCCGGCCCCTGACGGCTTCCCCTCGTGGGTCTACCATCCCACGCGCCCGACCGTCATCGTGAAATCGCTGCCGGCGCTGAATGCACTGCCGGATCGCGGGAACTGGAGTGCGATCCCCTATCCGGAGAATCCACCGCCGTGGCCCACAGTCGCCAGCGGCATTGGCAGCGAGCTCGAGGCGCTGACGGCGGTGCTACGCCTGGTGCGGGCGCGCTGTCAGCCGGCGTGACGCGATGAGCGGCACGGCGCTTTCGTATATTACGCAAGCATTCGAACGCCTCAACGTCTTCCAGCCTGGTGCGACGCTGCCGGCGGCGCAGACGACGCAGGCGCTCGCCATACTGAATCTGATGATGGGGACGTGGGCGCAGCAATTCACATCCTACGCCACGATCGGCCACGGCTTTCCCCTGATTGCTGGGAAGGGCGGCCCCAACACCGACTATTCTGTGGGCATCGGCGGGGATATTCCGCTCTCCCTCTCGAATCAGAATCGGCTCATGGGGGCGACACTCATCCTGAACACCTCGACGGTTGAGATACCGCTCGCGATCTTGACCGACGATATGTATCGGGCCATCGCCATCAAGACCTTGCCGGGGAGTCAGCCAACGGCGATCTACTACAGCCCGCAGGTCGGGCTCGGTCGGCTGTATTTGTGGCCCGTCCCCGATAACAATGTGAACGGGCTGGGGCTCTACGTGGAACAAGGCGTCGGTCCTTTCGCCGATCTCAGCACCACGGTCTATACCTTTCCCGACGGCTACGACGAGGCGATCGTCTACAACCTCGAGCGCCGTCTCGCCGGCCCGTATGGGCGGGACATGCCGGCGGAAGACGCCATCCTAGCCCACGAGACGTTCGCGAACATCTTCCGGTCGAATCTGCGGCTGAGTGATCTGTCGAATGATTTCGCCACCGCGTTCGGCCCGAGCGGGAGACGCGGCTACAACATCCAAACCGGCAATTACTGAATTTTATGTTGTAGGCTGGATATTGTTTGTGGATGGACACTCAACAATGCACGTCGTGCAATACGCTCAAACCGTTGACGGACTTTTTTAAATCGGCACAGCACATAAATGGGCTAGGTCGGACATGTAGGATCTGCAATCGCAAAGAACAGGCGCGCTATTACGCGAAAAACAAGAGCAAATTCAACGTTGACAAATTACCAGAGTCCAAACGATGCAGCCGCTGCAACCAGATGAGAGAGCGTCTCCAGTTCGCGCTGAATCGGTCATCCGTCGACGGATTGCATTGGTATTGCCGTGAATGTCAGCGTGGAATTACAGCCGAGAAGAAAGGGAAATACACGCGCGACAGCTACGACGATTCACTGTGGACGATGTATCGCATCCGGCGGCATGATTTTGATCGCATGATGATTGAACAATCTGGACTCTGTGCTGTGTGTGATGTGCAGCTCTATCGGCCATGTATTGATCATTGCCATCAGACCGGGAAGGTTCGAGGTCTGTTATGTAATAGCTGCAATACCCTCATGGCGGCTTTTGACAAACCTGGGTTTCTTGAAGCGGCCATGAAATATCACACAGGGAATTACTAAATGAGCCTACTGACGCGCGGCCCGCTCAATAAATTCATCCCGATTACGACGTCGGACACCGTCGATCTGGTCCGCTATCAGCAGACGCAGCAACTGACGGACGGCATCTACGTCGGCGGCGCCGGCAATCTCGTCGCGGTGATGGCGGATAACAGCACCTGTGTCTTTACGGCGCCGCCGGTCGGCACCGTCCTGCCGATCGGCGTGCGCCGCATCAACGCGACGTCGACCACGGCGACGCTGCTCGTGGCGCTCTACCAAATCTGATGGCGCCCTCCGCACAAAACGTCGGCCTCCTCGCCGCGGTCGGCGCCACGGTGCGCCTGACGCCGCCTGGCCTGGCGGGGTTCGGCATCCAGATCACCGGCACCTGGGCCGGCACGGTGCAGTTCGAAGGCAGCATCGATGGCGTGACGTTCACCGCGCTCAGTGCCACGCCGATCGCTGGCACCGTGTCGGTGGTGCAAACCACCGTGAACGGGCTGTGGCAGGCGGCGGCGCCGCTGGTGTCGATGCAGGTCCGGATGTCGGCCTGGACGAGCGGCCAGGCGGTCGTCACCCTCAATGCGGTGGAGGCGGCGACGGGTGGGGCGGCGGCGGCCGGCGGCGGCAGCGGCGGCGGCGCGGTATCGATCGCCGACGGGGCGGATGCGGCCACCGGCAGCACCACCGACCCCGCGGTGGTCGGGGATAACCCCGGCACCGTCAACAGCCATCTGCGCGGCCTGGACAAGATCACCGCGGATGTCTGGGATTCGGTGAACCACCGCTTACACGTCAACGTCGACAACTCGGCGTCGATCGGCGGCGGCACGCAATACACGGAGGATGCGCCGGCGGCCGGCGACCCGACCGGCACGGCCCTGATCCTTGTGCGCGCCGATACGCCGGCCGCCACGGTCACGACCAACGGCGACAACATCGCGCAGCGCGGCACCAACTTCGGCGCCGCCTACGTGACGCTGCTGGACGCCGCCGGCACCGCGGTCAGTGTCAGCGGCGGCACGCAAGCCACCGAAGACGTGCCAGCCCTCGCGGACCCGATCGGCAACATGCTGATGGCGCGGCGCCAGGACATCCTGACCACGTCGCAGGTCAGTGCCGATGGCGACAACATCGCGTTGAATGCCACGAACAAGGGCCAGCTGTATGTGTCGGTCCCCGATGGAGTCGGGGTTAATTGGAGCGGCACGGCGGCGGTCACCGGCCACGGCACGGCGGCGAGCGCGCTGCGCGTCGAACTCCCGACCGATGGCACCGGCGTGGTCGGCCTCAACGCCGGCACCAACGTCATCGGCCATGTGATCGTGGACTCGGGCACGGTCAGCACCATCAGCAACGTCGTCCATGTCGATGACAATGCGGCGTCGCTGTCGGTGGACTGGAACGGGACGCAGCCGGTCACCGGCCACGGCGTCGCCACCGGGGCGCTGCGCGTCGAGCTCCCCACGGATGGCACGGGCCTGGTCAATGTCGCCCAGGCCGTCGCCGCCTCCCTCAATGCGACCGTGATCGGCGCGGGCGTCGCCGGCACGCCGGCCGGCGGCGTCGTCACCGTGCAGGGCGCCGCCAGCATGACAAAGCTGCTGGTGACGCCCGACAGTGTGGCGCTGCCGGCGAACCAGTCGGTGAACCTGGCGCAGGTCGGCGGTCAGACGACCGCGACGGCCGGCGTGAACGGGACCCTCGCGGTCGGCGGCAACGTCGCGAACAATGTTGCGATTGGGTCGAATCCGATCAACAACGGCGCGCAGGCGGTCAGCGCCGAGAACAGCGCGGTCACGACCGGGCGCATGGTGCAACTCGTCGCGGATCTGGTCGGGAAGCTGATCGTCCTACCCTATGCGAATCCGGAGAATTTTGTCTCCGGTGTCACCGCCGGCCAGATGACGGCCACCACCTCGACCACCTGCGTCGCCGCGCCGGCCGCCGGATTGCGGAACTACATCACGACGATCACGGTGTCGAACTCCGATGCGACCCATCCGACCGATGTGCTGATTCAGGATGGCAGCAGCGGCACGACGCTGTGGGTGGTGCCGGCCGCCGCGGCACAAGGCGGCGCGGTCGTGACATTTCCCACACCGCTGCGACAACCGACGACCGCGACCGCCATCTTTGTGCAGAACGTGACGACGAGCGCCAGCACGAAGGTGTCGATCGCCGGCTACAAGGGCGCCTGATCATGGCGTTCGCGAAATACAAGCAACTGACGCTGGCGAGCAATGCGATCAGCATGAGCAGCGACCCGGTGGACTGGCCGCTCTGTATCGGCCTCGGCTACGGGCCGCAGGCGGCCGACGCGGACCTCAAGGACACCAGCAACGGCGGGGTCATCAGGCCCGACGGCTTCGATATCGCCTTCTTTGACAGCGTGGCGCAGACGACTCGCTATCCGGCTGAGCGCGTGCTGTATGACGGTGTGAACGGGAAGCTCGAGGCGTGGGTGAAAATCCCAACACTGACGCGCGCGTCGGCGGTCGTGCTCTATATGTTCTACGGCGACGCGACGATCACCACCGACCCGAACGGCGGCGCGTTTGGTAAAACGGCGGCGTGGAACACCGGCTACACCAACGTCTATCATCTCGGCGACGGCTCGACGCTGACGCTGACGGGCAGCACGTCCACGCCCGCGAACCTCACGAACACCAACAGCGTCACCGCGACCACGGGCGACATCGCCGGCGGCGCGCATTTTGTGCGGACGGCCAACCCGAACGCGAAATATCTCAGCGTCGCGGCGGCGGCGACGACGACGTTTCCACTGACGCTCGAATGTTGGGCCAAGCTCACCGACCTGATCACGACAGACAGTGAACAGCGCATCATGGTGTCGCTGTCGAAAAACTCCGGACAAGAAGCGTTCTGGGTCTGTTATTGGCGCTTCTCGACCGACCATGTCACCTACATCATGGTGCTCGAGAACGATATTGCGGGCGCTGGCACGAACAAATTTAACTACTTTGCGGTGACGGTCGATACGAACTGGCACCACATTGCGGCGGTGTTTACCAACAGCACCAGCCTCGCGCTGCACTTCGACGGCGTGTCGGTCAGTCCGAATACGTCGTTCCTTGGGTCTGGTGTGACGCCGAGCGGGCTCGACACGACCTCTATCGGTATCGAACTCGAGACGAGTGGCGGCCCGTTCCAGTGGGCCAACTTCAACGGCGACATTGACGAGGCGCGCGTCTCGAACGTGGCGCGCAGCCTCGATTACAACATCGCCAGCTTTCAATCGCAGAAGGCGAGCAACAGCTTCATCACCTGGGGCGCCGCGACCACCGTCGGCGGCGCCGCCGTGGTGCATCGGCTTGCGGCCTTGGGAGCCGGCGCATGACGGCCCTGGTGCTGCAGTGGCGGCGGTTCTGCCGCTGGCTCGGCGCGATCCTGCTGGCGTGGGGCGACGACCCGTCGCTCGCCGCGCCGGAGGAGGACTGGGTGATCGACCCGGCGATTCGGCGCGCGGTGCATTGGTCCTTCTCGGTGATCGGCTTGCCGGTAGCGCAGTTCGCGGACGACTTCGACCTTGAATACAGCGGCAAGCTGCAGGCGGTGCTGCACGTCGCGGCGCGCTATCTCGGCATCGACCACGGGCTGCACACCGTCGGCGATGTCGTCGTCTTTCTCACCTGGGCGCAGAAAGCGCAGCGCTGATGTATACGAGCGTGCTCATTCAATCGGTCAAAGCGGACATCGCGGGCAGCGGCCTGCAGATCGTGCTCGTCGCGCAGGGCACGGGCCTGCCAGATGTCACGGACATCGCCCAAGTCAATGGGGTGCCGTTCGATCCCCTGATCCTGCGACGCGCCGCCGTGGCCCTGCTCGTCCGGCTTAATGCGAACCTCGCGACGCTGGCGGTCGTGCAGGCGCTCGTCGGGACGCACGTCGATGTGACCTCACCGCTGCCGCCGGAGGTCTCGCATGCCCCTGTGGCCTAACTTTATTGGGCCGAGTTATCGCACGCAATCCTCCACGATTGCGAGTGATACCGCGATCAATATCTATCTCGAAACCACGCGCAACGCGGCGGATCCGAAGAAAGCGACGTTCTACGGGACGCCGGGGCAAGTCCTCTGGGGCTCAGGCGCCCTGGCGCCTGAGGTCGAATGCCGCGGCCTGTTCTCCCAGGACGGGCGCGTGTTTGGCGTGCATGGTGCCACCTTCTGGGAGCTCAACCCCGCCGCCGCGCCGCCACGGATGCAGCATCAGCATCCGGTCGCCAACGATCACCAACTGGTCACGTTTGCGTCGAACGGCATCGGCGGCAATCAACTCGCGATCTGTTCAGCCGGCGTGCTCTACATCCTCGATCTGGTCACGGCGGTCTGGACGACGGTGGCGCTGTCGTTCGTGCCGGTGATGGTCGGCTACATGGATGGCTATTTTCTCGCAAACGAGAAAAACACGCCAAAGATGTGGTTCTCCAATCTATTCAACGGGCTGACGTGGTCGGCGACGGATTTTTTTACGCGGTCGAGCACGTCCGACAACCTCACTGGGTTTGCGGTCAACAACCGGCGCATCTGGGTCCTCGGCAGCAAGACGACTGAGTTATTTCAGGATTCCGGGGACGCAACGACCCCCTTTATTCCCATCCCTGGCAGCGTGATCAATGAAGGGACGGACAGTTATCAGAGCATCACCAGCATTGTGGATACGGTGTTTTGGGTGGGGGCGACGAAGGAGTATGGGCACAACAACATCTTTGCCGCGACCGGGTTGCAACCCCGCGTGATTTCGCCGCCCGCTATCAGTGCCGCGATTAGCCCCACGGCGATTGCGACCGAAGCGGAAGTGCTCACCTATGCGCAAGGGGGGCACGTCCATGTGTGTTGGACCTGGCCGTCGATCGACCTGACCCTCTGTTATGACCTCACCGAGGAGGCGTGGCATCAACGCGCGGATGTCGCCGAAACGTCACCGGGGTCAGGCTTGTATAACACGCCGCATCGCTGGCGGGCGCGGGGCTCCTGTGGCTTTGCGACGACCGCGGCCAGCGGCGGGTTGCCCGTCATCCTCGTCGGGCAGGTGGATACCGCATTCCTCTGTGAACTGCGCCTCGACACGAGCACGGACGAGCACCCGACCGCGCCGCCGGTGCCGATTTTCCGGTTGCGCATCGCGCCCTATGTGAGCGCGGAGAATCAATGGCTGTTTCTCCAGCAGGTTGAACTCGGCATTCAGGCCGTCGCGGATTTCGGCGGCCAGCCGCCGCCGCAGCTCTATGTCGGACAGGCGGGGGGCAGCGATCTCGCGTCCCTGTATCCGCCGATGGATGCGGCGGTTGGCCTCGCCGTGAACGGCCTCGCTGTCGCGCAATGGTTTCAACTCGGCCGGCATCGCACCGATCATCTGCTGCTCGCCATCTCGCAAAACAACACGTTGCCGTGTGTCTGGGGACCGGGCCTCTGGCTACGCGCGACGCCTGGCACGGGGCAGCTGTAGATGGCGAAACCCGTCGCGCCCTTGACGACGCCGCTCGTCGGCCGCGAGCTCGTCACCGAGCCGATCTGGCAGAACTATTTCACGAGTCTTTATCGAGAAGGCGAGTGGACGCCGATTCTCGGGGGCTTCTCCACGACCGCCGGACAGACCTACACCCGGCAAGCGGGCCGCTACGTGAAGCTGGGGCGGTTCGTGATGGCGACCGGCTTTGTCGAGTTATCCGCGAAGGGCACGGTCAGCGGCATTGCGATGGTCGGGAACCTGCCGTTTCCGGCCGAACCGCATACGCAAGGGGTGCCGCAGCCGCCGCCCAGCATTATCTTCTTTAATCTCGGCACCGCGTGGGCGTCACTGACGGGCCTGCTGCTGGCAGACACCACGACGATCTTGCTGTTCGGGCTGCCGCCGGCCGGGGGGGTCAGCGCGGTGACGCTCAACGCCGCCGCCGATCTGACGAATACCAGTGCGATCGGATTGACGATCTGTTATCTGGCGCAGGACTAGGAGTCGCTATGGCAGTTGCCGTTGAACCGTGGGGACTCACGCCGCTGACGACGGAAGGGCTCGCCAATCTGGGCCATCCCCTGAGCCTGAGTGACTTTAATCAAGATGCGTCGGGCCGCTACTGGCGCATGATTCGCGGCCAAAAAACCTACTACCCCCGCGAGTGGTTCGATGCGAGCGGGACGTTCACGGGGTCGGGCACGCAATCGGGCGACAGGGCCGGGCAGGACAAGGGCTTTTTCAAGCAGGGCATGAAGTGGAACTGGCAAACGGGCCAGTGGGAGAATCCGACGAATTGGGCGAACGTGATCGGCGTGGCCGCTGCGGGCGGCGTCGGTGCCGGGATCGCGGCGCCGGCGATTGGCGCCGCCTTGGGCGGCGGCGGAGGCGTCAGCGGCGGTGGCCTCACGGCGACGGAAGCCGGGATCACGACCGTGCCGCAGGCGGTGGCCGCCGGTATCCCGGTTGAAATCGCGGGCGGCGCGGGCACGGGTGCGGCAGTGACAGGTGGCGTGGCCACCGGCGCCGCGCCGTTCGTCGGCATGTTCGGCACCGAGTCGCCGCAGCCCTATGCGCCGCCGTTCGGGGGCGCGAACACGCTGCCGTCCACGCCGACGCCGAGTGGCACGACGCCCACTGTGACGCCCAACGGCACGACCGCGAACGTCCCAGGCGGGCCAGCCTCCACCGGAGGCGGCACGCCCTCCTGGCTGACTCAGACGTTTGGGAGCGGGCCTGGCATTGCCGCACTGGCGAACGTCTTCGGCAATATCTACGCGGCGAACAAACAGGCGGGTGCCTCGGCAGACGCGCTCGCGCAGCAGCAGAAGCAGTTCGATGAGGCGATCGCGGTCGCGAAAGAAGAGCAGACCTACACCCGCAACCAATATGGCGACTATCTCGGCCGGCTCGCGCCCTACAACCAGGCGGGCCTCGAGGCTAACGCCCGCGAGGCGCAATACATGGCGCAGCCGAGCGCCGCCGGCGGCTTCCCGGCCCGCTCCGGCGTGCCGCCGCCGACGCCGCTGGCCGGCAGCGGACCCGCCGCCGACGTGGTGCCGCCGGTTCGTCCCCCAGGCGGCACGACGCCGCCGGCGACCAATAGCACGAATCCCACGCCCACCGGCACGACGCGGATGCAGGGACCGGACGGCAGTCAGCAGGACGTGCCGAACGACCAAGTGCAGCACTATCTGGATCTCGGCGGGACGGTGATCGGCAACCGCTATCGCGCCTTGGGGACGTAAATGCCTACCTACGATCAGATCAACGCGCTGTATCAGCGGTATCTCGGGCGCGCGGCCACGCCGGACGAGGCGACGAATTGGGCCAACGGCAGCTATGGCGCGACGGACCTCGCCGGCATCGAGTCGCAGATCGCGGGCAGCGGGGAAGCGCAGGCGCACCAGGCGCCGGCGCCGTCGACCGGCAACTGGTTCGCGCAGAATGCGCCGCCGATGACCGATACCGGCAACCCGACGCAGCCGCCGCCGTCGGACCAGACGCCGCCGCACACGGGGACCACGCTCGGCGGGTTCACCTCACCGCTCGGCCCGATCACGACCGACGAATACAACTTCGCCGCCGCGCATAACCAAGCCAACACGGTGAACGGCGTGCCGACGATGGCGCAGATCACCGGGCTGTATCAGCAGTATCTCGGACGGCCGCCGTCGCAAGCCGAATATCAGGGCTGGATCAGCGGGCAATACGGCGCCACGGACCTGGCTGGCATCACGCAGCAGATCGCCAGCAGCGGAGAAGCGCAAGCGCGCGGCGGCACGACCGGCGGCGGCACCGACTTGCGGTCGCGGATCGCCAAGGCGCTGAGCGATGCCGGGAGCACGGACGATCCGGAGTATTGGTATCAGAAGATCAGCGCCGACCCGAATGGTGCCGGCTCCGCCTGGAACTACTGGCTCGATCGGATCAATCGCGGCGACGGCGCGGCCGGTGTCCGCAACGGCACCGTGCAGCGGTTCCAAGACAGCGGCGGCGGCGCGACCGGCGGCGGGGTGAACTATGCCCTCGCCGGCGCCAGTGGTGGGGCGCTGCCTGGCACGCTGACGGCCTACGGCGTGCCGACGACGCCGTATCAGTCGCAGCCGTGGACGGGCGGCGCCTACACGCCGCCACCGGTGCCGGGGAACCTCCAGACGCCCTACACGCCCGCGACATGGCAGGGTGGGGACTTCCAAGCACCAGCGAAAGACCCCTCGCTGCAGACGCCCTACGCGCTGCGGCAGTGGACCGGCGGCCAGTTTACGCCGCCAGCGATTTCGGATGCGCTGCGCACGGGGAACACCTTTAACCCCACGGCGACCCTGCCGCATTTCGCCACGGGCGTGACCGATTTCAGCGGCGGCGCGGCGGTGGTCGGGGAGAACGGGCCGGAAACCGTGACCCTGCCGCCGGGGAGCAATGTCACGCCGTGGTCGTCCTACTATCAGCCGAATCTGCCGACGAACCTGCAGACGCCGTTCGCGGCGCCGACCCAGGCCGACCTGCAGAATAGTCCTGGCTTTCAATCACGCCTGGCGCTCGACCAGCAGGCGCGCGAGCGATCGGCCGCCGCGCGTGGGTCGATTCTGAGCGGCGGCACGCAGCTGGAGCTCGGGCGCGCGGCACAGGATTACGCCAGCAACGAATACAACAACCTGTTCAGCCAATCGCTGGCGGGGCGCGGGCAGAACGTCAACGAATACCAGCAGGCGGTCGGCAATGCGCTCGGCACCCGGCAGCAGAACGTCGCCGAACAGGGGCAGCAGTTCAATCAGGCGCTCGCGGGGCAGCAGCAAAACTTCGGGCAGTATGCGACGCAGGCGGGGCTCGACCTTGGCGCGCGGCAGCAAAACTTCAATGAAGGGCAAGGCTCTTTCGCGAATGCGCTCGCCGCGTA